TTCCATACTGATTGAATTGGGGAGTTTCCATATAACACATCAGGATAATATTTACCGGGAATCCATATAATTTCTTTTTGAGTATAATACATCTTTTTTGGACTACTTAATGGGACACCGTAAGGAACGCTGTTAGTTTCTAAAAATGCGTTAAAAGCTTTACAACCACACTTATCACATACAGGTACTTCTAAAATATGATCTCTATGTTCATATTGTGGACATATATATCGTGGTTTACCATCACCGCCAATACCCAAAGTTGCCTCATCACTTGCAATTAAACTGCATTGAATTGGGTGTATTCTTATAATTTCATCTAATTTACTAATCTTTATATCATCTACTGCTTCTTTTGTTGCCCCTGTTAGTGGATCAGGTTCTTCTAATGGCTTTAAAGCCCATTTTCTAGACACCAATATATAACAACCGTCTATAATATCTAAATCTCTTTCAGCTTGTCTTGCAACAAGTTTCAATGATTGCTGGTTATTATTAACCCTTTTTTCAATTAATGACTGTAATATCTGTCTATTCTTTGGATCAGGTTTTGTCCATTTTCTAGGATTTTCATTTCCACAAGCGGAACACATTAATTTTTCTTTGGCTAGACCTGTTCTAGATTTTGTTAATGGTAAGAACTCTTTTAGTGGTTTTTGTTCGTATTCTTTCAAACAAACTAGACATTTATGCTCATATCTTGGTATAACTTCTATTCCATTTCTAAACATTTCTCTTTGAATAGTTTCTATAACTGCCCTTAAATCGCCTACATAATCTGCTAATTCATACATTCTATTTGGAGTAACCCTCCACATTGGAATTTTACTTCCATCAGGCGTATCCATGAATGGATATGGTGTACTAGCCCTGCTGTTTGCGTGTAAATATTCATCATTTATGGTCTTTCTCATAGAATAATGGTCTTGTGTTATCCTACCATAGTCTTGTGAATCAACTATCTTATAATTACGAACATCCAAACTTTCCCTAATCTTGCTAAAGAATCCCATATATTACCCAATCCTGTCAATGTATATAAGTATTTAGACGTATTCTTCCTCACATTGTTCGCATTGATAAAGCGGTTTTTCTTCGTATTTATAGGGTGTCAAAACTATTTTACCTTTACATAAAACACATTTCATATATTTAAGAGCTTCGGTGTCCTTATATAACTGTTTCTTTTGATTTTTTTGCCTTTGCCTTATCAGCTTTACGTTTCTTTTCTAGTTCTTCTGCTATTTCTTGGTCAACTACACCGTCTTCACTAAGCCCAAACATAACTTCTATCTGACCGTGTTTCGGACTATCAACCATTTTACCCATACGGTATGCACCTGATTTCTTAAAGTACACCCTGTAAGTAGATTTATGTGCCAAAACTGTACCACCTATTGCTGTTACAGGATCGCCATAAAAGACACCGGGATTAATCATAACTTGGTTTGTCCAAATAATTGCTATGTTATGAAAATTTGCCATATTAGAAGCCATAGTTAAAAATTCATCTAAGTATTTTTGTCTTTCAGATAACATGGCTCGTCCACTAAAGTCCTGTCTAAACAAACCTGTTGCACTATCTATAACAATTAATTTTATTTTATCGTCTTCAACCAATAGTTTTTCAAGTTCTTGAAGAATTAAATATTGATCTGCTGAATTATATGCCTTTGCCCTAATTATATTTCCAAGTGCTTCCTTTTCATCTAATTTTAATGACTTTGATATTGATTCTATTCTTGTTGGCTCAAATGTTCCTTCTGAATCTATCCAAACACATTTCCCATCTAGTCCACCCTTTTCTTTTGGAAGTTGAACTCTTACTGCCATTGTATGACAAAACTGTGTTTTACCACAACCGAACTCGCCATATATTTCTGTTGTTGCACTAGTTTCTATTCCACCTGTAAATAACTTATCAAGTGCCTTAGTCCCTGTAGATATTTTTTCTAATTCATCATCTTCGTCCTTTGCTTCTAATCCTGATTGAAAAACAGGTGAATCATCATAAACTGATCTTGCCTTTTTAAATAATTCTACTGCGGAATCGTTGTCAATTCCTAACATTTCTGCGACTTTAGGTGGAGGTATAACGAATAATTGCTCTACTGTGGTAATTCCGTTTTTTTCAAATTTCTTAGCTGTACCATCACCAATACCCTTTAATTTGGTAATATCCATAACATTATATATAACATGGTCTATATAACTGTATGGCAACCGCTACAGTTTATACGATAAATGAAAATGATGAAGTAGTAGAACAGTTTGATTGTGATTATAATTTTGCAATAGGTCAATATTGGGGGAAACCCAATTTTAAAGGACGTTTCTATATTGCAAGAAAAGGTGTTGAAATTCCTTATAGCCCTAAGCAGAAGACTTTGAAGAACGTAAATCATCAATCTTCTCAACAGGATCAAGAACAATCTTCTTAATTTGTGATATAATTTCGTCTTTTTTCAAAGATTTATTTTCTAGAACTTTTTGTATTTCTTCTTGAGCAGTATGTATCACATCAATGATAATTCTTTGTCTATGCTGAATATCGGCAAATGCGGAAGATGTAATAAATAACGCCCTCGCCAAATCATGTGTTTTTAACTGACCAATGGGCAAATCAACGATTATCGCAGGTTCGTTCTTAACTCTACCGTATGGGATTTTTTGTAAATCTTTCAGTTGTTTCTTGATCGCTGGATTAATTACTACCATAACAGATACAAACTACCCTACTAATTAAGTGTTAGTATGATCATGATCATGATCATAGCTTTATATACTAAAAAGTTCCCGTAGGTACATATATGAGTATATGATCATACTTAGTATGACTATATGATCATAGTTTTACGCCTATAGTATTTAAGTGTAGTATGATCATGATCATAGTATAAAATTTAAAAGGGTGATAGCATTAAAAATAATATGCTAAATATCGATAGTGATGATGATCGTGCTTGGAAACCTCAAAATATGAGGCTAATAAACATGGAAGATTGTGATGAAAAGGGTGTATGTTATACAGAATCTAAACAAACATGGGTTACACTTCATAGTCATCTTAGTGAACGTGATATAATTGACACTTCAATAGAAGAATCACTTCATCAATGTATGGATATGTGTGGTATGACTCTAATTGCCAATAATGAGCAGGAAGAATGGTTTGTAGAGAAACTTTTTTGGGTTATGCGTGGGTGGATTCTTGCTGATGATGAAATTACACCGCAAAAAATAAAGAATAAACCGCAAGAAGAATTGGAATAGCACCAAAAACCATTAAAATCTTTTGTTTTTGTGAAATTACACCTGTATTTTTTAATTCCTTTAAAGCGGAAGATACTGCAATATGGGAGTCGTAAGAAGCCTTTAAATCATTAACTTCTTCACGAATTGAATCTATGTCTTCCATTGTTTCCTTATGTAAATGATCCATTCTACTAAATACATTGGAAAACTTCTGTTCCATAGCTCTATAAAATTCGTCATTTGAGATCATAATACAAAGTGGTTTGCGATCTATTTAAATTTAGCAGTAGTTATCTAATAGGCGTTTACAGGCTTCGGCTCTACGTTTATAAAAATCCTCATTTGTTGATTCATGTTTTGAATTATATAAGTCAAATAATTTCTTCCATTGGTCTTCATGTGGATCAGATTTTTTAGACATATTTTTATAAAACTTGTATCACTATATAAATGTTAGTATGGGAATCCTTCTAGGTTTAAAACCCTAACAGTATATGGATACCACCTAATTCCTATTCTTCTATAAACTTTTAGATTCTTTAAATTTGATTCTAATTCTCTATCATGTACTTCTTGTGTCCATTTGTTTAATGACTGACCAGCCTTGTTTCCCCCCTTATCATCATTTCTAAGTGTACCACGTTTATCAAGATGTGGATTATTTTGGAATCGTATCATCATAATCATGTGGGATAATTCATGGGTGATTACAGAACAATTCTGCAATACTGAAAGACCATAATCTTTAGTGTCATCAATAAAACATTCAACCGTATCTTTTCCTGTTACACCATGAGGTATTTTCATATCCATCACACCGCCAAGTGTTTCTAAATGCTCCGTACCACTTGGGTATATATCATCAAACATTTCTACTGGATATATTTTAATTGTCCAACCTTTTAGTTTGTGTGAACAGTCGGCAATATTTTCTGCAACAAATTTCCATATAACTTGACCATAAAGTATCTTGTCAATTTTTTTTGTGTAGTATTTTACTTTCAACGTATTAACTCCGATATTCTATATATGTAAGGACTAAACCCATCAATTCCACCAAATCCATCTGCACCATATATTTTTTTCAACATCTCTTTATCAACCTGTCCAATCTCTAAACTGTTTTCTGAAAATGGTTTCATACTAGGATACATCATGCTATGCTCATTATTAAGTCTATCTCTATCTTCTACGTAATGTCCGATTGATAGGGCATGACCAAATTCGTGCATAATTATTTTTTGAACTACATTAGTCGAAAGATCTCTTGGCACTTGTTCTATAGAAACTGTTGGCTTAGGTTGTTGTGGACACTCACCAATACATATAGCAATATTAGGACGGCTTTCATAGGATTGTAAATAAGTTAATATCATACTATATTGATGTGTTGATCTTGAAAAATCAAAAGTTGTAAATCCTAAAGCAGTTTCTTTTACATTTTTATCACCTTTATTTATTTGATCATAGACTGACAATATCTGACATTCAGGGAAGTCAGTTGGTACTTTATCTACATGATGTTTATATTCATAATATTTTATATCCATATACCAATCACCCCCTGTGTATTGTGTCATTTCATTTCCCCAAATTAAAACAGAATCAACTGTTGCTCGGAAAACATCTTTATGAAATCTTTCTTGGATTATTGGGTGAGGCTCAAATATACAAACTGTTGGATTGTCTTTGTGAACAAATCTTAGGGTTTCTATCCAATCTTCTGCATAAGCAAAATTTAACCCACTTGTCAATATTAGTAAAGGTATCAATATTTTAAGTATCATAAAAATTAGAAAGGCTTATATTATATATACATTTTTATACTACATGAAATATTGCCCATCTTGTGGTTCTGAATCTATTCAAGAAGAATCAAGTGAAAGGCAAGATGACTCATATCCTGAAGTATATTTTATAGACGTAGTTTTACTTTGTGAAAAATGTGGGTTAGGTTGGAATTGTGTGGGGACAAAAAAGGTTAAATAGTAGTATATAAATCAATGTATATGGCAGATTTGACTTTAGAACAAGGTCTAGCGAGATTACTAAGAATCGTTCCTAAAATCAGTTTAGATAATAGGGCAATACATTTGATCGCTGATGGAAGTCTTAATCAAGTAATTGCTGAATTTAATGGCACATGGACTGAAGAAGAAGAAGTAATTACAAAGATCGAAGATATAAAAGAAGAAGGATCAGATACAGGCTACCCACCTATCGAAGATGAAATTAAAGAAGTAAAAAAGAAAACAAAAAAGAAAGGCAAAACATTTAAGTTTTCTATCTAAAATATTCTTTAAATACTACTTTTTTATAATTTAAGTATGTCCTACGTAGATATGACAGCAAAGGATCTTGCACGTATGCTTAGTATAATGTCCGCTTACTTTGGGGATAAGAAAATGAAAGAAGCAGATATTGATCTAAGAAAAAAACTAGAAGTCATGCACAAGTCAGAATTAGAATGGATGGCAGAAGTAGAAGAAGATCAGAAAGAACTAGAAAAGGAAGACTAACTTTATATTCAATAACTTATCAATCAAGAGTGAAACCTTTAGAGAGTCAGGCGGTTTCATGCGTGAAGTCGGAAGATTAAACATCTTTCAACCACGTTAACCTCTAGGTTGAAACATACCTAGAGTGTTTATATACAAAAGTTTATATATAATGAAACTATATAAATGTTATGTCTATGCAGATTAGTAGATGTATCTGTTGTGATACAGTTCTACTTGACCAATGCAAACCATGTACTACCTGTGGAATAGTCGATTGCTATGACTAGTCCCTTCCAACTTTTTTAGATACGTTTATATTAGAAATACATTTGTGTAAAGCATGAAAATAATATTGGTATCAATATTGATGACACTAGTGGTTTTGTTTTTTAGTGTAATTATCGGCATGGCATTTGCTGAAGCACCACTACACATTGATATATATGAACACCCATTTACTGCAACTGTCTTAGAAAATGGCAGTATTACAATTCACAACGAGGATGATTCAAGATATGATTTTGTAGCTTGGGGTTGGTTTGATCAAGTATTACTTGCACCAAATGATTCAATAACAATCCAACTACCAACACAGAATTGTGGCAACGCCTGTTTCATTCCCGGTGAATATTATTTTACAGATTTATCAAGTGGGGAAAATAGTGTTCTAACAATAGAAGCAATATATATTCCTCCACCACCACCACCTGTCGTAGTTTCACCACCACCAATGACCAATGAAAATGTATATGTTTCAGTATCAAGTGGAAACACAACCACACCACAAATAGATAATCCATATAACAATTTGTTTAATGGGGTTAATTATTCAAATGACGATCTTAAAGCCGAGTTATTCCAAGCTTCTCAACACATGGTAGAACTATCCACAAACCTGTCAAATGCACTTGAAGAAGTAGCCCAATTAAAATCTCAAGTCCAAAATATGAATGGGACTTCTTCATCTGAAGTCCTACAAATGAAAGCCGAGATTCAAACATTGAAGGAAGATAGGGACTATTGGAAGGACTTGGCAGAAACATGGTACGCTGTTGCAATCAATCAGATGAGAATAATGGTTGATGTCTTGGGATTATAATTCTTCTGAACATTAAGTATATATTATAGGCTCACTAACTTCCTTATTATGTCAGATATAAACAAATGTCCACAATGCAAAGACGGTGGAATGGTTGTAAATTCAGGCGGATGTCATACTTGTTTAAGTTGCTCATGGAGTGCTTGTCCATCAGGCTAAATAGTTAGATTTATATTTAGCTTCACCCTTTCTTTTTTTATTGAAATTAAAAAAACCTATGAGTAAGTGTTTGAACTGTAATCAGTCAATGGATTTGGGATATTATAGACCTGATAAAAAATGGTGTAATAGAAGATGTATTGACGAATACAGAAGAAAAACAGGATATTGGAAAAAATGGTATAGAGCAAAGAATCCTGAAACACTAACTAGGGAATGTAAGGTATGCACAAGACCTATACTTGAAGTTGGTGAAAGAAAAAATGCAAATAAATATTGTAGTAATTCCTGTATGTTCATAGCCATGCACAAATATAAACATAGAATGATCAGTTTTGAGGATTATAAATTATTAATGAAACTTAAATGGAAGAAAAAGATCTAAATTGTATGTTAATATCGATGGTCATATTTTGGATTGGATTTTGGGTTGCCAGCGGAGTTTTGGCTTGGGAATTGTGGCGAGGTGTTGATGACTAGTGTTAGGTGATTTGGGATTTACCCTTATTTGTATGGCGTATTTTTTCGGTGGGATAACCATAGGATATTATATATCAGTTCGTAAAAGTAAAAAGAAGGGGGAAGGACGTTGGGATTAATTATTTCAAGTAATAAAGGAATACACAAAGACTTTACCATCATGGATACGAATAAGGAATTAATGTTTACGCCTGATGAATCTGCTCAAAAAATTTTGGATTGGATACTTCCACAAATAGATAGTAATGACGTTGTTTTAGAGCCATTTAAAGGTAATGGCGTATTTTTCGACAAAATTCCTAATAAGAAATTCTACTGTGAGATAGATGATGGGATTGATTTTTTCAATTTTAAGCCAACTGTAGATTGGGCTATCAGTAATCCGCCTTTCCGTGTACTTGAGAATGGTGAGCCAGTTAATGCCTTCATACCTATTATAAATAAAACTATGGAAATCTGCAATAAGGGATTTTTTTACCTGATAAATCATAAATTATGGAGTAGCCTCACCGTGAAACGACTTAGGGAATGGAAGGAAAAGGGGTGGTCAATAAGTGGTATCAAGGTAATTGAGATTAAAAAATGGTATGGACGATACTATGTCGTAAAGTTCGAGAAAAATGGAGTGGATATTTTTAATTGGGAATAATGGATTGGTTCAAAAAGGAAAATTTTATCCTACTTGACGAAAAATCACAAAGGCAACTCATTTCGGAAATAGAGGAAAGACTAAAGAACGCAAAGGGTAGCGAAAAGACCAAACTTACATATATGTTGGCTAATCAACTGATGTTCCTAAATCAAATCGTTAATAAGAAAAAGCCTAAACGACCTATAAAGTTGAATAATAGGGGTAAATGGGTATGGGTAGAGCCTGAAGATGACTAGTTATTGTAGAAAATGTAAAATTATATTTCTTACTGACCAAGAAGGTTGTCCATTTTGTAATAAAAAGCCTGATCATCTGAATTAGGGAAGACTATTTTTCGGTACATTTATACATGATGTATTATTTCGGTTGGTATGTTTAAAAGTTTTTTCGATTGGTATGAACGACACATGGCAAAGAGTTTAGCTATTTCGGCAGTTGTACTATACCTTCAGATACCTCATTCATGGTGGGCTTTGGAATGTATATTCGGTCAGGGATACCTTCATGGTCATGGAATTATAATAGATTTCCTGTTATACGGAATAGACACACTAGAAATGATTCCAATAATAGGGATAACATTGGCAATAATATCAAAGGTGAGGCATAAGATTTGATTAGATGTAAAGGTTGTTGTGAAAAATATGTTTGTAATCGACCAAAGATGTTACCGTTCCTCACACACTCAAGGTGTAGAACTTGTGATATGTGGTTGATAAACACATATAAAAGATGTCCATGTTGTAATGGCAAACTAGCAACAAGACCAAGATGTAATGATAATAAAAAGAAATATATTATTTTAAGACTTGAGGGATATAATGAAATATAGAAACGCTACTCAAATTATGGGGGATTTACTCATTGAACTAGAATATGACCGTAATGGCATGGGGATAACACAACTTTGCAGTAAAGCAAATATGCCATACTCACGAACAAAGAAACTGCTTAAAAATCTTAGTAGTGCGGGAATTATAAATGAGATAGTAGTTGAGGGAAAGGATACCTATATAATAACTGAACGTGGTAGAGTCCTACTTGATGAATATAAGAAATATAATGATCTTGCTAAATCATTCGGATTAGAACTTTGAAATATCGGGGGGATTATTGTAAATAACCTACCATACTGAACCTTTATCAGAACAGTCTAGGTGTGAACCACAGTTCTCACATATTAGATGACAGGCGGTCATTTTACGCATTGGCTCACCACATCTATCACAATCTTCGCCATAATACTCACTATTGTCATCAATGTCTTTGTTAGTATATATATTGTCTTGACGTTCTTCTAGTATGTTATTAACAATGTCTTTAACGTCCATGTCTTTCTTTCCCCAACCTTTCAGTCCTGCCATTCGTATCTACAGTCTTTACAGGTAAACCAACCCTTTATAATTATAACATTTTCTTTTAAGCAGTTTCTACATCTAATTGTATCTTCAGGTTTCATAGGTTTGACCTTCCCCATCTTCCCTAGCGTGTGGTGGTTCAAAAACGTTCATAACCATTAGTGTAATAAGCCTACACCTCATACACTTGTCATAGGAATATACGTCTTGACAATGATCGAAAATAGCCTCCGTTAAGGCAATAACTTCCCGTTCTAATCCATCTGTTTTCATACATTGTTGAAAATCGTTATTACATTTAAATAAGGTGTTGAAAACTAATATTCCCCCTGATCGCCACATATACATATATAAATCATTTTACTAGAAAAATTCTAAAATTTTATAGATATATATAAATCATTTTTTCATATTTTTGTTTTTTAGATATGCAGATCTGAATGAGCTCAATATAAACCTTGCGGGCGTGGAAATTTGCGTCATTCTAAAATTTGAGAATAAGCCTTATATACCCATAAGTATATATACTATGTTGTATATTTCGTGCCTAGTGATCGCATATTATAGCGATCATATATAATATATTATTTTTTTTTGCCTTTATATAGCCGTTGCCATATTCACGCCTATATACGCCTATTACTCATTCTAAGATTTGAGAATGACAATGCCGTATTCGTGCCTATATTGATCGGCTTTGTATATATAATATATATTGTGCCTAATACAGAAAATTCTACAGAAAAACGATTATAAGTGAATGATCGCCCAATTTTTTTCAAAAAACGCTAAAATTGTTAGCTTAGGCTAAAATTATTAGCTTAGGTTAAAAATTGAGCTTTGATTGAAATATATATTTTTTAATTCATTAAGTCAAAAATACTGTTTTTACTTACTTTATTTTT